AATGATACAGTTAACACTTTAACTTTAACTAGTTCTGCAGCATTTCCAAACGCTGGTTTTATTGTAATAGAAAAAGTAGATCAAGATGCAACTAGTGCAAATTTTGGACAATATATTAACGAAACAATTCAATACACAGCTAACAATACAGGCACAGGAGTTTTATCTGGATTAACAAGAGGAACAGCTGCTCCTTTTAGAGGAATTACTTTTTCTAATACTACGGCAACAACTCATGCAAACGGAGCAAAAGTTTTTGGATCTTATTTAGCAACAGCAATTCCAACTACTGTAGAAGTTGGTCCTACATTACCAAATGGAACACAAGCAACAGAAACACAATATAACTCTATAACAGTGCCTTTAGTATCTAACGCTGGAAGCACAGCAACAGGAGGCGGTTTTCAGTGTACAATTGGACCCGTTAATGATAGAGGTTAATTATGTCAGGACTTTCAAGTTATAATTATACTACATTAAAACAAGCAATTTTAGATTACACTGAAGTTGGGTCTACTGTATTTACTACAACTATTTTAGATGGTTTTATAATGGCAGCTGAATTTAGAATTAATTTAGATTGTCCAATGGACTCAGATAGAATTCAATCAGAAGCTCAATTTGCAACAGACTTTAATACAATTACAATGCCCACTAAAACTTTGTTTGTTAGAGGTATCGAAGTATATGACTCAACAGCAAATACTAATGGTCAAGGAATATGGTTAGAAAGACGTGATCAAACTTTCATATCAGAGTATATAGGTAATTTAACCGGAACATCTGGAGGGGCAGCAGATCAAGATGTTACAGGACTCCCTAAATATTATTCTATGTTTGGTGGTGCAACAACAGGAGCTGATACAGCTACCTCTGGAGCTATATATGTAGCACCTACACCCGATAAAAATTACAAATATATTATTCATTATAATGCAATGCCTACAGGTTTAGGTTCTGGTGGTGATGGTAATTCTAATACATATTTAAGTAATTACTTCCCTCAAGGTCTATTATATGCATGTCTTGTAGAGGCATATGGATTTTTAAAAGGTCCAACTGATATGTTGACATTATACGAACAGAAGTATAAAACTGAACTACAAAAGTTTGCAGCAATGCAAGTTGGAAGAAGAAGACGAGACGATTACACAGATGGTACAATAAGAATACCAATCGAGTCAGCGCCTCAGTAATTAGGAGATAAAAATTATGGCAATAACATCGGCAATTTGTAATAGTTTTAAAACAGAAGTTTTACAAGCTTTACACAATTTTACAGCATCATCTGGAAACAGTTTTAAATTAGCTTTATACACAAGTAGTGCTACTTTAAATAAATCAACAACAGCTTACAGTACGTCAAACGAAATTTCTAACACATCAGGATCTGCTTATATTGCTGGTGGAAAAGCACTTACAAGTGTAACTCCTGCTTTATCTACAGACACTGCGTGTTGTGACTTTGCAGATATAAGTTATACTTCTGCTTCATTTACAGCTAATGGTTGTTTAATATATAACGATACAAACTCTGATAGAGCAGTTTGTGCAATTGCATTTGGTGGAGATAAAACAGTTTCTTCAGGAACATTTACAATTCAATTCCCTGCAGCAGACGCAAGTAACGCAATCATTCGGATAGCATAAGGAGGAACTCCTTATGGCATCAACCTGGGGTACTAATACTTGGGGATCCAACGAATGGGGTGATAATAATATCACCGTTAGTTTATCCGGAGTATCCACAACATCATCAGTAGGGTCAATAGAATCTTTTAATCTTGAAGGTTGGGGTAGACAAGAATGGGGTAACTCTGCTTGGGGTGTAGAATATTCTGTACAACCAACAGGCGTACAATCAACAACAGCAGTTGGAAGTATTGTAGCTTCTCAAATTATCCCTGTTCCTTTAACAGGGGTTAGTGCTACATCTTCGGTAGGATCATTAACTCTTGATTTAAATAGTGTTGTAACACCTACAGGTGTACAGGCTCAAACAGAACTTGGAGACTTTGATAACGCCGGTACTTTAGTTGGTTGGGGTAGAAATGGTTGGGGTGAAGAACCTTACGGAGATTCATTTAATAAACTTATTCAACCATCAGGAGTTTCTGCAACTTCTAGTGTTGGTGGATTAACTTTAGATTTAACTTCTGTAATATCTCCAACAGGAGTAAGTTGTACTTCTAGTGTTGGTTCTTTAAGTTTTGTTATAGATGCTACAATTGTTCCAACGGGTGTTGGTGCAACTTCTTCGGTAGGAGTAGTTTCTCCTTCAGATAGTATAGGGTTAACCGGATTGAGTTCAACATCTAGTGTAGGATCCACTACAATAGAAACAGCTTATGATTTAACAGGATTAAGTGCAACATCTAGTGTAGGTTCTATATCAATTACATCTTCACCTATTGTGGCTATAACAGGTGTTAGTGCTACTTCTAACGTAGGATCTATATCTCCTGCAGAAATGAGTATAGGATTAACAGGATTAAGTTCTACAGCTTCAACAGGAACCATCACTCCTGCTGACGTTATGGGATTAACTGGTTTAGAAGCAGTAGCAAGTGTTAATGCTACAGGATTAATTTTAAAATATTACGGAAAACTTGATCCTAAAACAAGCACCGGATATAGTAACAAAACACCTAAAACGTCAGTTAGTGGATACTCAACTAAGACGCCAAAGAATACAACAGGGTACTCAACTAAAACTCCTGCATAATTATGTTTGACTTAAAACTAAATAACCAATATAAATACTTAAAACTAGGAGATTAATAAAGATGGCTTCAACATACACCCCTCTCGGTATAGAACTAATGGCTACTGGTGAAAATGCCGGTACCTGGGGAACAAAAACAAACGCAAACTTAAACCTTGTTGAACAATTAGCAGGTGGATTTAAAACATTATCTATCGCAGGTGGTGCACAAACTACAGCCTTAACAGTTGCTGATGGTGCATTAACTGGAACAGCTCAAGCTAGAATGATTGAGTTTACAGGTACAATTACAGGAAATCAAATTGTAACTATTCCAAACGACGTAGTAAATTTTTATATTTTAAAAAATGCAACTTCTGGTGCTTATACAGTTCAATTTAAATATGCATCAGGATCGGGTGATACTTTTACTTTTGCAACAGGTAACAAAGGAACTGCATTATTATTCGCTTCAGGAAACCCTGATACAACAAACCCAAAAATAATTGAAATTCAAACAGGTGGAGATGTTGTAGATGATACATCACCTCAACTAGGTGGTAACTTAGACACTAACGATTTTAATATTGCCTTTGATGATGCACACGGAATCATTGATGAAAATGGTAATGAACAATTAATATTTCAAACAACAGGTTCAGCAGTCAATCAATTTGATATGACAAACGCTGCAACTGGAAATGCACCGTCAATATCTGCTACAGGTGGAGATACAAATATAGATGTTGCAATTATTCCAAAAGGATCAGGTGAAACTAAAGTAGGAACTGGTGCAGCAGCTGCAACAATTACATCAAGTGGTGCACATGATTTAACTTTAGATACAAATTCAGGAACTAACTCAGGTGTCATTACTATTACAGATGGTGCAAACGGAGATATTACACTTACGCCAAACGGAACTGGTGATGTAGTAGCTTCTGCTGATACAGTAAAAGTTGGAGACTCTGGAGCAGCAGCTGTATTAACTTCAAATGGAGCAGGTACGCTTACAGTAACTACTGGTGGGGCAACTGATTTAATTTTAAATACAAATAGTGGAACAGACTCAGGAGTAATTCAAATTACAGATGCAGCTAATGGTAATATTGCTGTTACACCAAATGGTTCAGGAAACATTGTTCTTGATGGATTAACTTTTCCAAATGCTGACGGATCAGCAGACACATTCTTAAAAACAAACGGATCAGGTACTTTATCTTTTGCAGAAGTATCTGGTGGTACTTCATGGCAAGCAGTAAAAACTTCTAGTTTCACTGCAGTAGCTGGTGAAGGATATTTCATAAATACAACAGGTGGATTAGTCACTATGACACTTCCAGCCTCTCCTACAATTGGTGACGAAGTTTCTTTTGTAGATTATGCAGGAACATTTGATTCAAACACAATGACAGTTGGAAGAAATTCTGAAAAGATCAATGGTGCAACTGCTGATCTAACAGTGTCAGTAGAAAGGGCAGCCAATACTTTGGTCTATACAGATGGAACTCAAGGTTGGTTGTTAAAGAATAAATAATCATGGCTACCTATAAAGAAAGCATTGGGACTGCGGTTACCAATGTGGCTGGAGATCCACCCGCTCCTTTAGAAGGACAAGTTTGGTATAATTCTAGTACAGGTGTTTTTAGAGTTTACAGACAAGACGCAGCTGGCGCTTGGGCAACAGGTGGAAATTTAAATAGCGGGAGATACTATTTGTCAGCGGCGACATATGGTACACAAACAGCAGGTTTAGTTTTTGGTGGAGCAACTGATGGTACACGTACAGAAGCCTATAATGGATCTAACTGGACTGAAGTAAATGATTTAGATAAAAATAAAAGAGAAGCTGCAGGAGCTGGAACTCAAACATCAGCTTTATGTTTTGGTGGAAAAAATCCTGCAAATGATAACGGCATGGACCAAACAGAAAAATGGAATGGAACTAATTGGACTGAAGTAAATACTTTAGGTCAGCAGAGATTAGGTTTACAAGGTGCTGGGGCATCTAGTACAGCAGCTTTAGCTTTTGGAGGTAAAGCTGAACCACCTTCTTCTGCACCAAGTTGGAGAGCAGAGACAGAATCTTATAATGGAACTAATTGGACTGAAGTAAATAATTTAAATACAGCAAGATACCACGGAGCAGGAGCTGGAACTCAAACATCAGCTTTACTTTTTGGTGGTCAATCTAGTGCAGATTTTTCATCGGCCACAGAGTTGTGGAATGGAACTAACTGGACTGAAGTAAACGATTTAAGTGAAAATAAAGTAGTAGGAGCTGGATGCGGAGCATCTAACACATCAGCTTTAGCTTTTGGTGGACAACCACCAGCTCAAGCAGGAAGAACAGAATCTTGGAATGGATCTAATTGGACAACAGTAGGTAGTTTAAATGTACCTAGACGTAATTTAACGGGTGCAGGAACTAAAACAGCAGCTTTAGCTGTTGGAGGTGAACCCCCAGGAGGACCACCTGATTCTCCAACATCAACGGAAGAATTTAATTCACCAGCACTAGTAACACAAACACTAACAACATCTTAATAAGGAGGAAACTATGGCAAAAACAAAACAATACTGTGTAGCAGAAAACTGGGGTAAAGGATTCATTGAACATTCTGAATCTTCTACAATCAAGTTTGCTGGCTATCCTGGTAATGTTTGGCAAGTTCCAGCACATGACAAAGGTGCAAATCTTTGGATTCACAAAGTGTTAGGAACTGTTAAAACGTTAGCAGAAGCACAAGCAATTGTTGACGNTGAGNTCACTGCAGNACAAACTGCATGGGACGCTTTATCTGATGAAGATAAAGTTAACAGATCAAGACCAGCGGATATAACATTAGAGGAATAAAAAATTTAAATGGCTACGTACAAAGACATACATGGATCTAAAATACAGAATCTAAGTTCTGATCCACCTGCTCCATTTGTATGGACAGTTTTGGTTATAATTCTACGTCTGGTGATTTAAAAGCAAAAGACTTCTTCACAAGTTGCTGCTTGGTCAACAGGGGGTGCTTTAAATACAGCTAGAGCTTTATTTGCAGGAGGTGGAACTTCTACAGCTGCTTTAGGTTTTGGTGGAGAACCAGTAGGTTATACAGAATCTTACAATGGAAGTAACTGGACTTCAGTTAATTCTATGAATACAGCTAGAGTAACATTAGCAGGGGCAGGAGCATCTAATACAGCAGCTTTAGGTTTTGGTGGTTATAATCCACCAGGTTCTGCACTAAATAACACAGAAACTTGGAACGGAAGTAACTGGACAGAAGTTAATAACTTAAATACTTCAAGAAATTATTTAGCAGGAGATGGAACTAACACATCAGCTTTAGCTTTTGGTGGGAGTCCATCACCAGGTAACAATACATCAGCAACAGAATCATGGAATGGAACTAACTGGACTTCCGTAAATAGTTTAAATACAGGAAGATGGGTTTTAGCAGGGGCAGGAGCATCTAATACAGCAGCTTTAGCTTTTGGTGGAGGATCACCTAATCCTACTGCTGTAGCTGTAACAGAATTATGGAATGGAAGTAATTGGACAGAAACTACTGATTTAAATACTGCAAGAAGATATATAAATGGATCTGGAACTAGTACATCAGCTTTAGCTTATGGAGGAAGTCCTTATACAGCAATAACAGAATCTTGGAATGGAAGTAGTTGGACAGAAATATCAGATTTGGGAACTGCAAGATATGGTATGGGTACTGCAGGAACATCTAATACATCCGCTTTAGCTTTTGGGGGTTTTGGTGGTCAATCTTTAACAGAAGAATATGCTGTAGGACCAGTAGCAGGAGTAGTTACAATAGACGCGAGTTAAAATATTATGGCAACATACAAAGAAATAAATGGAACAAATATTGAAGTAAAATCTTCAGATCCATCGAATCCTGTTGAAGGACAAGTTTGGTATAATACTAGTTCAAAAACAATAAAAGGATTTTTAGTTAGCTCTGGATCATGGGCTACGGGTGGAAGTTTAAATACTGCAAGACGTAGTTTTGCTGGTTGTGGTACACAAACAGCTGCTTTAGGTGCGGGAGGATATGATGGACCACCAGCACCTGGTACTACTGATCGAACAGAACTATATAATGGATCAACTTGGACTGAAAAAAATGATTTAGGTGCTAACAGATATAATCACGCTATGGGAGGAGTATCTACTGGTGCATTATGTTTTGGTGGTCAAACTCCAGGAGCACCAAATTCAGCAGCAACAGAAACTTGGAATGGAAGTAATTGGACAGCTGTAAATTCTANGAACACAGGTCGAAAGTATTTAGGTGGATTCGGAGCAACAAACACTGCTTGTATTGGTTATGGTGGATATACTGGTAGTCCACCAGATGCTACAGAAATAGTAGAATCTTGGAATGGAACTAATTGGACTGAAGTGAACGATATGAATACCCGTAGATTTAGATCCCAGGGAGGTGCTGGAACTTCAACATCAGGTCTAGTGGTTGCTGGAAATTCTGAACCACAACCTACAGATAACACAGAATTATGGAATGGCACTAATTGGACAGAGGTTAATGATTTACCTGGTAATGCTGTTTTTAATAGCACGGTAGGAACTCAAACGTCTGCAATAGCTTTTGGTGGTTCAGCACCACAGCCTTTTAGTGGAGCAGATACAGCCACTTGGAATGGAACTAACTGGACAACTGTTGGATCTATGAGCACTGGTAGAGAAGCTGGAGGTCAGTCAGGAGCAAATAATACTTCAGCACTTGCTTTTGGTGGCTACGCTCCACCACCTATTTCAGCAGCAACTGAAGAATTTAACTCAGGCCCAGCAACAGTTACATTTTCTACTACTTCATAAGACTTGTAATATATTTTAGATAATATATATAAGATACAACTATAAAGGATAAAGCTATGACAGATAAAAAAGACGTAAAAGATTTAATAAAACAAGAAGAAACACATTTAAATAACTTATTAGAAGTTAATGATCTAAACGATTTTAAAGGTATGGTAGACGAGCTTCGTGATACATGGACCAAGAAACAAGTATTTAGAACAGAGACAGAAGCTAGGTTTTCTGTACTACAAGACAATAGATACCCAACTAAAGCTGCAAAATACTGGCAGTGTGTTAGAGAACAATCATCTTACCTAGATAATCTAATGAGATTATCTTTTGATTATAGAAGAAACGAAGCAAAAATAACTTGGTTAGAAAATAAAATAGATAAAGAAGAAGATGATTATAAAAGAACTAAATATAAAATAGATTTAGATGAATGTAAATTTGGTAAAGCTTCTATGGAAAAAGTTGCTAAACATAGAATGAGAGAGATTAAGATGTGGTCTAAACTAAAAAGTGAATTTAATGATGGATCATTTAATGATAAAGATGTTAACGACCATCAGTTAGAATCTTACGGTAGACAATATCACGAAAAAGCTAAAACTCTAAATGAACACTCCGATCAAAATGAAGTATTTAATGTAATGGGTCAATTACAATCATTACAAAGAATTAAAAAATCAGGTGAATTAGAGAACAATACAGAAAAGAAAGAACAGCTAACTCAAGATGACAAACAAAGAACCGACTACCCGTAAGTTATTTTTTTTAGTTGCACAACCCAGGTCTGGTAATACTTTGTTTGCAAGTATTATGAATCAAAATAAAGACATAGCAGCTACTGCTAATTCTTT